GGATCCGGAAGGCGACGAAAAGGATCTGAAGAAGAAGAGCTACGGCTATCCCAGCGGCCACAGCACCCGCGCCACGGTGTTCGCCATCCTGCTGGCCCAGGCCCTGCCGTCCCGCGCGGACGCGCTGAGCGGCTATGCGCGCGATGTGGGCTGGCGCCGCGTGGTGCGTGGCGTGCACACCCCGCAGGACATCTTCGCCGGGCGCGTGTTCGGGCAGGCCCTGGCGGCGGCGTTTCTGGCCAATCCGATGCTGAAGCACGACCTGGATGAGGCGGCCAGGGAACTGAAGGACGCCGGACTCACCACGGCGCCCTGATCCACCAAGAAAGAATCCTTCCCCCTCCGGGGGAAGGTGCCGGCAGGCGGATGAGGGTACGGCCGGAGCGGTGCACATCAATCTTGCCACTCCGCCCGAACCCTCACCCCAACCCCTCTCCCGGTGGGAGAGGGGCTCAGGCCCCGGCGGTTTGCTACCATTCCGGACCGCCTTCCGCGTGCCGCCCGTCCATGCTCAACCCGCAACAATTGGCCGCAGTCGAGCACTGCGACAGCCCCCTGCTCGTGCTGGCCGGCGCCGGTTCGGGCAAGACCAGCGTGATCACGCAGAAGATCGCGTACCTGATCCAGCGCCGCCGGCTCGCTCCGTCGAAGATCGCCGCGATCACCTTCACCAATAAGGCGGCGAAGGAAATGCGCGAGCGCGTGGCCAAGCTGATCAGCAGCGAGGACGCCGCCGCACTCACCGTGTGCACCTTCCACGCGCTGGGCCTGAAGTTCCTGCAGATCGAGCATGCGCGTGCCGGCTTGCGCAAAGGCTTCTCGGTGCTCGACGCCGACGACAGCGAAGTGATCCTCAAGGAACTGGCGCCCAAGGGCGCCAAGCCGGACGTGCTGTTCGCCATCCGCACCCTGGTCAGCCGCGCCAAGAACGCCGGCCTGTCGCCGGAAGAAGCCAATGCCGCCGCGCGCAGCCCGCGCGAGCTGGATGCGGCGATGATCTACCAGCTGTATCAGGCGCGCCTGGCCGCGTTCAATGCGGTCGACTTCGACGACCTGATCCGCCTGCCGCTGCGCATCCTGGAAAGCGACGAGGAATGCCGCAACGCCTGGCGCGAGCGCCTGCGTTACCTGTTGGTGGACGAGTACCAGGACACCAACGACGCGCAGTACCGGCTGCTCAAGGCACTGGCCGGCGATCGCGGCGGCTTTACCTGCGTGGGCGATGACGACCAGTCGATCTACGCCTGGCGCGGCGCCAATCCGGAGAACATCGACCAGCTCGGCAAGGACTGGCCGACCCTGCGCGTGATCAAGCTGGAACAGAACTACCGCTGCGGCCGCCGCATCCTGCGCGCCGCCAACAAGCTGATCGCCAACAATCCGCATCTGCACGAAAAGAAGCTGTGGAGCGAGCATCCGGAAGGCGCGCAGATCCGCGTACTGGAATGCAAGGACAACGAGCACGAGGCCGAGCGCGTCGCCGCGATCGCCGTGACCCTGGCCGAGAAGCACAAGGCGCGCTGGCATGAGATGGCGATTCTGTATCGCGGCAACTTCCAGGCACGTCCGCTGGAGAAGGCGCTGCGCCTTGCGCGCGTTCCTTATCACCTGACCGGCGCGCTGAGCTTCCTCGACCGCGCCGAGGTGAAGGATCTGCTGTGCTATCTGCGCCTGCTGACCAACCCCAGCGATGACGCGGCTTTTCTGCGCGTGGTCAACGTGCCCAAGCGCGAGATCGGCGCGACCACGCTGGAGAAGCTCGGCCAGATCGCGCAGACGCGCAACGCCTCGCTGCTGGATGCCGCGCGCAGCGACGGCGTGCTGCGCCAGCTGTCGCCGCGTCCGGCCGCCGCGCTGGCCGGCTTCACCACCTTGATGGATGAGCTGCGCAGCGCTTCGCTGCATTCGAGCGCCGCCGAACTGGTGGAGACCGTACTCAAGCGCACCGGCTACGCCAGCGAGGTCGCCGCCAGCACCACCGACAACGCGCTGCGCGAACGTCGCCTGGGCAATCTGCGCGAACTGGCCGACTGGTTCCGCGCCATGCAGCGCAACGACAGCACCACCGGCGATCTGGCCGCGCAGCTGGCCTTGCTCAGCCATGCCGACCGCGACGAGCCCGGCAATGCGCTGCGCATGATGACCTTGCATGCGGCCAAGGGCCTGGAGTTCCGCTTCGTATTCATCGTCGGCTGCGAGGAAGGCACGCTGCCGCACGATGGCGCGATGGACGAAGGCCGCGTCGATGAAGAACGCCGCCTGATGTACGTGGGCATCACCCGCGCCAAGGAGATGCTGACCTTGTCGTGGTCGTCCAAGACCAAGCGTTATGGCGAGGTGCACAGTAATCAGCCCAGCCGTTTCCTGCATGAGTTGCCGCAGGACGATCTGCATTGGCAGGGCAAGGATCCGGACGCGGACAAGGAAGTGGTGCGCGAGACGGCCGAGTCGCATATGGCGAAGATCAAGGCGATGTTGGCGGGCAACTAAGCGGATCGCCGCGTAATGTAAGGTTGGTCTTTCGCGAGCGCACCACGAGCGCATCGCATCACGACAAGGAAGCCGCATGCTGACCACCGCCCACGCCCGCCCGGCCCCGCTGCCCTGGCTCGCCACCCTCATCGCACTGATCGTCGGCGTCGTGCCGTTTCTGATCTCGCTGGCCGTGCAGCATGGCTTCTCCGCCATGAGCGAAGGAGCCAGGGCGATCGCCTATGCATCCGCCGTCGGCAGCCTGGTGTTCCGCGCGGGCGTGGCGTTCCTGGTGGCGCAGTGGCACGGCGAACGGCATGGGCAGCTGGCCTTCCGCCGGCCGGCCATCGTGCTCGCGCTGTTCGGCGTGTTGCTGCTGTGCTGGCAGGGCGTGCAGATCGGCGCGGCATCGTTGATGGTCCGACTGGCCATGACCGGCAGCTCGATGCGGATCATGCTGGCAGCGTCTTCCGTGCTGTATCCGCTGCTGTATGCTCTCGGCACGTGGCTGGCATGGATCATCGCCGTGCGGATCATGCGCCAGGAAGCCCTGCCTTGGCCGTCGTTCAATGCGCGCTGGCGCGCCGCCGGCCTGGCCGCGTGGACGCTGGCAAGCGTGCTGGCGATGCTCGCGCCGGCGACGGTAGCGATGATCAACACCTTAGGTATCGACGGCTACGCGCTGGCGCTGGCCAGCTACGCCGGCGCCGCGGTGATTCCGATCATGCTGGCCTTCGCCGGCGCCTGGCTCGGCCTGCCGCGCTATCTGGCCGGCATCCACGGCTGGCGCCTGCTCGGCGCTACCGTGGGCGCGCTGGTCTCCGGCGGCTGGCTGGCCTACCGCGGCTCCGATGTGCTGGGTAGCCTGCCGCTGGATGCGCTGCTGTCCGTGGTGGTGACCATCGGCGCAAGTCTGCTGCTGTGCCTGGGCGCGTACTGGGTGTGGACCTTCGCCCTCTACACCGGCCTGCGCCGCGGCGCGCCCTGAGCGCTCAATGCCGCCGGCGGCGCCGGCGGTGCTCCATCATGGTGCCGATGATGCTGCCGGGGTTCGCGGCGTTGACCACCACCGTCGGATAGTCGGCATTGAGCGGTACGAGTTCGAAGATTTCGTGCCCCTCGGGATCGCGGCCGCGGTTGCGGTACTTCTTGAAGGTGGCGCTGCCGTCGCTCTCGATGCGCGCCACCACGAAATCGCCCGGCAGCGGTTTGACCGCCGGATCGATGATCACGATGTCGCCGGGGTGGAATTCCTCCAGCATCGATTCGCCGGTGATTTCCAGCGCGAAGGCCAGGCGACCCAGGTCCTGCGCCAGTTCCGCATCCACGCTCACGCTCTGCTCGGCGTAGCCGCGCGGATAGGGATCGGCCGCCTCGCGCCCGAGGCCGGCCTGCACCATCGAGATCACCGGCAGCTGGCGCACGTCCAGCTGGGCGGCGCGCAGGCCGCTCGGTACCTCGCCGCGGCTGTCGTCCTCCTTGCCGGTACGCAGGTAGCGCACGCTGACGCCCATGATGCCGGCGGCCATCTCAAGCGCCGCGACGCGGATGTTGTCTGCTTCGATCACCCCGGCTTCCCACTGGCTGATGGCCGAGCCCGAATACCCGATGCGGCGGCCCAGCTCGCGCTGGGAAATCCCCGCGCGTTCGCGGGCGGCTTTGAAGCGTTCGGCGAAGTTGTTCATACGTTAAGTCTACTTGGCGTTCTGCCAAGTGCAATTGACAAACAATGCCAAGTAAACTTATCATTGTCCCCTGGGAATCGTCTCCTCTTAAGGCGCCTTCCCAGCGTTCCCGCCATCGCCGAACAGGGAGGAATTCGATGAACGTACGCAAGCTCCTGGCCCGCCTGAACCCCTCGACCGCACGCTTCGAGGCGCACCACGGCGGCCAGCCCGAACTCACTCCCCAGGACATCGCCGGCGCCCTGGGCATGATCGACGACCGCCTCGCCCGCGAAGTGCTGTGCACGGTGTGGTGGCCGGACGGCGCCCAGCTGCAGCGCGCCGAGCTGGACCGGATCGTGCGCGAAGCGCAGCTGCGCGAATGGATGCGCCTGCGCCGCGAACTGGAAGCGGCCAAGCTGGCCGTGCATGTGGCCGAGGACGATATCGACGGCACCCACGGCACCCGCAACGGCCAGCGCGCCACCCTGCAGCGCGCCACCGAAACGCTGGACGAAGTGAAGGCGCGCCAGTGGCCCGCGGTCGGGCCGATCTATCGCGCCGTGCGCCAGGCGGTGCTGGCCGAACTGGTCACGCCGAATCTGTGCACGCATTGCGCCGGCCGCGGCGAAATCGTGATGCACGATCGTCTGGCGCCGTGCCAGCCCTGCGCAGGCCATGGCCGTACGCCGGTGAGCGACCGCAAGCGCGCGGCGATGATCGAGCGCGACGAGGCCGGCTATCGCCGCGTGTGGCGTCCGGTCTACGAATGGACGCTGGCCTTGTGCGCGGGTGCGGAGACGCGCGGTGCACGTGCGCTGGAACGCGCACTCGCTCCAGCATGATCGAACTGCGGCATCGACGCTTCCGCACTTTGCGAGGAAAATGCATAGCGTGGAATGCACTGCACGAGATCTTCCACACTGAGGCCGCCATGCGCGGCCTCGTTCTTTTCCGGCACTCGCAAGGCACACGCGGTGCGGAATCGACGCTTCCGCACTTTCCGACGAAAATACGCAACATGGGCCATTGAGCGAACGGCGCACCCGCCGCGCTTCCCACGCGTAGATACGCGACGCCCTTTCTTCTCACAGGCCGCCATGCGCGGCCTTTCGCATTGATGGAGACCACTCATGACCGAACCCGCCATGGCGATGGCGGCGGCTGCCAGCCTGGGCGTCGCCGCATCGCTGCCCGGCGTGGACGGCAACGCGCTGATCGGCGCGTTCGCCGGCGCCACGCTGTTCGTCGTCTCGTCCAAGGAGTTGCCGCTGTGGCGGCGCGTCGCCTATCTGGGCGTATCGATCGCGCTCGGCTATCTGGCCGCGCCGGAAGTGATGCGCTGGCTGCCGCTGCAGGCCTCGGGCCTGGCCGCTTTTCTCGGCGCGGCGCTGGGCGTCACCGTCACGCTGGGCCTGCTCGAACGCGGCCGCACCTTCGATCTCGACGCGTGGCTGCGCAGCCGGGGAGGCCCGCATGCGTGACCCGGTCGAACTGCTCACCATGTTCGCCTGCGCCTCGATCTGCCTGCGGCTGATCACCTATCGGCGCTCGCCCGATGCGCGTTATCGCCCGTGGGTCTCGGCCTGCGCCTGGCTGCTGATCGTATGCAGCGGCGGCCAGGCCATCCATATCGCGCTCGGGCATGCGGCGCGCGGCGAGACCACGCTGTGGCAACTGGGCATCCTGCTGGTGCTGTCGACCTTGCTGCACGCCGCGCGGGGCAATCTCGCGCGCGTGCTGAGGCTGGACGCATGAACACCACCGTGATGACCACCAGCGCGCTCGGCATCGCGCTGATCAGGCAGTTCGAAGGTCTGCGCACCTGCGCCTATCTGGATGCCGCGGGCATCTGGACGATCGGCTATGGACATACCGGCGATGAAGTGCGCTCCGGTGCGCGCATCGATGCGGCACAGGCCGATGCGTTGCTGCGGCAGGATCTCGGCAAAGCCGAAGAAACCGTGCGCAGCCTGGTGACGCAAGCGCTCGCGCAGGCATCGTTCGATGCACTGGTGAGCTTTGTCTTCAATGTCGGCGCCAGTGCGTTCGCCGGTTCGACTTTGCTGCGCAGACTCAATGCCGGCGACGTCGAAGGCGCCGCCGCCGAGTTCGAACGCTGGCAGTACGCCGGCGGCCGCGTGCTGCCGGGACTGCTGCGCCGTCGCATCGCCGAGCGCACGCTGTTTCTGTCGCCGCATCCGGCAAACATCGCCATGCGGAAGTGACGCTTCCGCGCTTTGCCGCCTAATCTGGCTACAACGACGATTTTTCATCGCACGTCAGCGCAACCCATCCGAACCCGCCCATCGAGGCGGGTTTTTCTTTTTCCGCCACGGGAACCCGCCATGAGCTTCACCAATATCAACGCCGCGCTGGTCGCCGGCTATCAGGCCGCCGCGCTCAACCTGCCCACCGCTTATGAAGGCCGCGACTTCGCGCCGACCACCGGCCAGCCGTGGGCCGCGGTATCGATGCTGCCGCTGCCGGTGATCGGCGGCAGCCTCGGCGCGGCCGGCAACGATCGCCACACCGGCACGTTTCAGATCGACCTCAACGACGTGACCGGCGGCGGCATCGATCGCCTGCTGGCGCTGGCCGACGGCCTGCGCGGTTATTTCAAAGCCGGCCGCCAGCTCGACGGCAACGGCCTGCCGGTGCTGGTCAACAGCACCAGCCGCAGCGCGGTGACCACCAGCAACGGCTGGTTGCGCATGTCGGTGCTGGTCAGCTGGTCCGCCTGGACCGACCACGGCTGAGTGCAGCCGCTTCCGTTTCATCGCCCCGGTCCGCTTCGGACCAACCCGTGCGGCCGCATGCCGCACGTTTCTTTCCATCAAGGAGCAACCGCATGACCATCGCCACCGGCAGCCGCCACAGCCTCGCCTACATCGCCGAGGCCGCTTATGGCGCGACGCCCGCCACGCCGGCCTTCCGCCAGCTGCGCCACAAGAGCACCACGCTCGCCCTGACCAAGAACACCCTGCAGTCCGAAGAACTGCGCGGCGACCGCCAGATCGCCGACCTGCGCCACGGCACCATCCAGGTCGGCGGCGACGTGCAGGGCGAGCTGAGCTTCGGCGCCTACGACGATCTGTTCGCCGCCGCGCTCGGCGGCAGCTGGACCGCCAACGTGCTGAAGGCCGGCACCGCGCGCACCAGCTTCACCCTGGAACGCAACTTCGCCGACATCGGCCAGTACCTGCGCTACACCGGCTGCGAGATCAACGGCCTGCATTTCGACGTGCAGCCCGGCGCGATCGCCAATGTCACCTTCGACGTGATCGGCCAGGCCGAA